CCTCGCTTTTCGATTTAGCGAGAGATACGCCCGGATGCGTGGTTTTAAACCGACATGACGGAAGAAAATTGCATTTATTCCTATTACCAAAAAATTAAAAACGGGTCTATCACAGCCGGGAAGTGGATAAGGCTTTTATATGAGTATCTGATGCAAGGACTTGAGAGCAAGTCCTTTTTCTTTAACCAGAAGGAAGCAAACCACGCCATTGACTGGATAGAAACGCATTGTTTCCACACTGAGGGCAAGCTTGCCACGCAACCGCTGAAGCTGGAGCTTTGGCAAAAGGCTTTTCTGTCTGCCGTCTTCGGTCTGGAGGACGAAAAGGGCAACAGGCTTGCGAGAGAAGTATTCTTGGTTGTGTCCAGAAAGAACGGCAAGTCGGCTCTTGCGTCTGCAATCTGCAACTACGTCTGGAGAGAGTGCGGAGGATACGGGGCGAAGGTGTTCTGCATTGCCCCAAAGCTGGAACAGGCTGAGATCGTTTACGGCAACATCTGGCAGATGGTTCAGCTTGACCCGGAGTGGCAAGCACTCAAAGAAATCTGCTCAGAGAAAGACGAACACAACAAGAAGGTCAACGATGATTCCATGCTTGCCCGGAAACGGGTGAGCGATCTTTATATCCCCGGCATCAACTCAGCCGTGAAAAAGCTCCCGTTCACCAACAAGCGGTCGGACGGCTTCTCCCCGGACTTAACTGTGTGCGATGAGGTCGCATCGTGGGAAGGAGACAAGGGGCTGAAGCAGTACGAAGTGATGCGGTCTGGCATGGGTGCAAAAGCCGACACAGGCTCTTTTATCCTGTCGGTCACAACGTCCGGGTACGTCAATGACTCAATTTATGACGAGCTTTTCAAGCGATCCACACGCTTTCTGTTGGGTGACTCCAAGGAACGGCGGCTCCTGCCATTCTTGTACACCATAGATGACATAGAGAAGTGGAACGACATCAACGAGCTTCGGAAAGCAAATCCGAATCTTGGGGTTTCCGTGTCGGTCGATTACCTTCTGGAAGAGATAGCGGTTGCCGAAGGTTCGCTCAGTAAGAAGAGCGAATTTATTTGCAAATACGCTTGCTTGAAACAGTCTTCCAGTATGGCTTGGCTTCCGTCCGGCGTCATCGAAAGAGCGTCCGGGGAGCATATCGGTCTGGATGCTCTGGCAAATGCTTATGCCGTCTGTGGCGTGGATTTGTCTCAGACTACGGACGTGACTTGTGCTTGTGTCGTGGTGGAGAAGAACGGGGAATTGTATGTCAACGCTCAGTTCTTCCTCCCTTCTGCCAAGATAGACGAAGCCATAGCACGGGACGGAGTCCCATACAACATCTATGTGCAAAGGGGAATCTTGACGCTTTCCGGGGACAACTTCGTTGATTACCACGATGTCTATGACTGGTGCGTGAAGCTGGTGCAGGAGTACGAATGCCTTCCGCTCCGGGTGGGTTACGACAGATACTCCGCACAGTATCTTGTCAAAGACCTTGAGAGCTTCGGCTTTATAACAGATTCGGTCTTCCAAGGAGAGAATCTTTACCCCATCATTCTGGAGTGCCAAGGGCTTTTTGAGGACGGGAAAATCCACATAGGTGACAATGACCTTCTGAAGATGCACTTGCTCAACACAGCGATCAAAATGAGCGTTGAGCGTGGGCGTGGTCGGATCGTGAAACTGTCACCGGGAGCGCACATAGACGGAGCCGCAGCTTTGCTCGATGCGTTGTGCATGAGACAGGCATGGCATGACGAGATAGGCGAACAGTTGAAAAATAACTGAGGTGAGAGAATGGGTCTTTTCGATTGGCTGTTTGGTCGCAGACCACAGCCCAAGGGGGATTATCAAGGGACGTTTCAGATGCTGGACGGCTACGTTCCCCACTTTACTTCCTATTCTGGAGGTATGTACGAAGCGGAGCTTGTGCGGTCGGCGATCAATGCGATTGCGACCCACATTTCAAAGCTGAACGTGGAGACACGGGGGAGCGCAAAGCCAGCCCTCCAGAACAAGCTGAAACACGCTCCCAACCAGTTCCAGACGTGGTCACAGTTTTTGGCAAGGGCTTCGACCATTTACTACTGCAACAACACTGTGTTCATCGTTCCTGTGTGGGATGACTTCGGACAGATTTCCGGGATTTACACACCGCTCCCCAGAAAGTGCGAGATCGTCCAGTATAACGGCGTGCCATATCTGCGCTATGAGTTCAGCGGTGGCGTTCACGCAGCTGTCGAGCTGGAATACTGCGGAATCATGACAAGAATGCAGTACAAGTCGGACTTTTTCGGAGAGAACAATTCCGCACTCCTGCCCACGATGGACTTGATTCACATCCAAGACCAAGGCATCAAGGAGGGCGTGAAGAGTGCCGCCAGCTTCCGCTTCTATGCCCGTCATAAGAATTTCAGCAAGACTGCCGACCTTGCCGAAGAACGGAAAAGATTTACTGAAGCCAACTTCTCCAGCGAAGCTGGGGGCGGTGGGCTTCTTCTTTTCCCCAATATTTATGACGATATACGTCAAGTGGACGTTAAGCCGTGGGTTGTGGACGCAGAGCAGATGCGGATCATCAAGTCGAACGTCTGCGAATACTTTGGAGTGAATGAGTCGATCTTGCAGAACAAGTTCGACTCAGAAACATGGTCAGCGTTCTACGAAGGGGCTGTCGAGCCTTTTGCTTTGCAGTTCTCCGAAGTGCTGACCAAGATGCTGTTCACGTTCCGGGAACAGACCGAGGGCAACTTGGTCATGGCAACGTCAAACCGCTTGCAGTACATGAGCAACGCTGACAAGCTGGCTGTCTCCGCTCAGATGGCTGACCGGGGCTTGATGACCCGGAACGAGATCAGAGAGATATGGAATCTTGCCCCTCTGCCAGAGCCGTTCGGCTCTCAGCTTCCTGCACGGGGTGAGTATTACAACGTTAACGAAGAAGGGACTGAAGAAGATGAAACAGGATCGTGAGTACAGAAGCATGGAGCTTCGGATTCTTCCCGTTGAGGAAGCCGAAGAAAAGTCCTACATGGTCGAGGGCTACGCTTCTACCTATGAGCCTTACAAACTTCTGACCATTGATGACATCGACTATTACGAACGCATCGAACCGACTGCCTTTGACGATGCGGACGTGTCCGATGTCGTTTTCCGCATTGACCACACCGGGAGAGTTTACGCCAGATCGTCTGCCGGGACTCTCACCCTGTGGCACGATGACCACGGCTTTGGTCAGCGTGCTGATTTGAGTAAGACGCAAGCCGCACGGGAAGTGTTCGCCGACATTGAAGCCGGGAACTACCCCAAGATGTCGTTTGCTTTTACTGTTGCCGAAGACCACTTTGACAAGGCAACCCGTACAAGAGTGATTGACAGGATCGCCAAGGTGTATGACGTATCGCCTGTGGTTTTTCCTGCCAACCCCACAACCGAGCTTTCTGTCTCGACTCGTGACTACTTCAACGGAGTGATTGAAGCAGAGAAAGCGGAGCGACTGGAGCGAGAGAAGATAGAAAGACAGAAGCAGAGAATCAAAATTCTAACGGAGGTTCTGTGATGGACATCAAAGAAATGTCTGCCGAAGAGCTGATGGAGCGCAGAACTGCGATCGCTTCCGAAATCGACAACCCGGAAGCCGACCTTGACGCTCTGGAAGCCGAAGCCCGTGCCATCAACGAGGAGCTGGAAGCCCGGAAGATGGCTGAAACCAAGCGGAACGAAATCCGCAGTGCCGTTGCCAATGGCGAAGGCAAAGTGACCGAGAAGGTCGAAACCGAAACCGAAATCATGGAGGAGAGAAAAGAAATGTATACCACCGATTCTGTCGAGTACCGCAATGCCTTTATGGCGAACCTTGTGGGACGTGCCACCCCGGAACAGCGTGCCATTCTGGCTGACAACACCGCCTATGGCGATGGTCTTGCCCTTCCCGTGGCTCTGGACAACCAGATTTGGGATCAGATCAACAATGACCACCCCATCCTGCGTGACGTTGACATCCTGCGCTCCGGCATCGCCATCAAGGTCACCCGGATGACTCCTGCCGCCGTCACCAAGAAGATGGACAGTGCCGCCAGCACCGAGCAGAGCATGACTGGCGTTGATGTGGTTCTGGTGGGTGCTGACTACCACACCTACGTCACCCTGTCCTATGCTGAAGCTCAGATGTCTCAGGGTGCTATGGAGCGTTTCCTTGTCAAGGAAGTCGCTGACGCTCTGGGCGATGCTCTGGCGAAGGATGTTTTCGCTCGTATCCTGTCCGATGCTGGCAACGCCCAGAAGGTCACCCCGGCTTCTGGTTCCACCCTGTTCGAGAACGTGAAAGCCGCTCTGGCTCTGGCTACGCAGGCTCGCCGTCCTGTGGTGTACGCTCCTGCCACCAGCTACTATGAGATTATCGGTGCCATTCAGCAGGGCAGCCCCTTCAACATGGGTGCCGCTCTTGGCATCGAGGTGCGTCTGGACAACGCTGCCACCAAGGTCACTGTGGTTGACCCCGGTCTGTTCGTGCTGAACATCGTCCACGACACCATGGTCGAGACACAGCGTGATGCCAAGGATGCGTGCTTCATCATCGGTTCTTATCTGCGTGCCGAGGGTACTCTCCGCAAGGTCAAGGCGGCTGCGTACATCGACTAAACCGCATAGAAGGGTGGGCTTAAACGTCCACCCTTTTCCAAATCAACGAAAAAGGACTGAAGTGCAATATGGCAGATACAACTTTGCTGAACGCCACGAAGCTGGCAATGCGACTTGTCAACACTGCATATGATGACGAAATCTCCCGGCTCATCAACGCAGCGTGTGCCGATCTGGGCGTTGTGGGCGTGTCTGCCGACAGCTCCACCACCGACCCACTCTTGATGCAAGCGATCATCACCTACGTTCGCATGAGCTTCGGAACGCCCACTGACTACGACAAGCTGAGAGAGTCCTACGACAACCAGAAGGGGCAGTTGATTACTTGCTCCGGGTACGGGCTTCCGGGGGTGACAACGTGATAAGGGCAACAACTATTGACCTTGTCAACGAGTCCCCGGAAGCGCACGGAGTGTTTGACGCTCCCACCGAAACGACAACCACAGTCTTTGCCGAAATCAGAAGCGTTTCTCGCCGGGAGTTCTACGAAGCCAAAAGTGCTGACATTGACCCGGAGCTTGTGTTCGTTCTGACGGACTATTCCGACTACAACGGGCAGAAGGTCTTCTTGTTCAACGGGGAGCGGTGGAGAGTTATCAGAACATACACCAACGGGCAGAGTCTGGAGATCACCGCCGGGAGGGCTACCAATGACGCTTAACGATCTAAAGACAGCCCTTGACGGGACTGGGTACAAGTTTGCACATCACGCATGGAGCAAAGCCCCTTCCGGGGACTATGGCGTGTACGCCGAAGAGGGTGCAAACGATTTGCTTGCCAATGGTGAGCATATCGAAAAAGCCATCAACGGATACATAGACTATTTCACCCGTGATGACAGCTTGACACCCAAGAGAACGATTGAAGCCGTCCTGCGTGAGCTGGGCATCCCGTGGAGCTTGAACACAATTTCCTACGAACAGGACACGGGATTCATTCACTATGAATGGACGTGGGGAATGTATGGCAACTTTTAAGTTTGAGGGTACGGAAGAATACATCCGCAAAATAACCATCCTGCACGACAAGGACGTAAGTCTTTTGAAGGGTGCAGTGTATGAGGGAGCCGCTGTGGTAGCGGATGCGGTGCGTTCTTCCCTTGCCCAGCACGAAGACACTGGCGATCTTCTTGCGTCCATGACCCTTGTCCCTATGCGAAACGACAACGGCTTCGTCAACACAAAAATCAACTTTGCCGGGTATGACAGGAACGGCGTTCCCAACGCACTCAAGGCAGCTGTGCTTGAGTCCGGGACTTCTGACGGGAAGCACCCCAAACTGAGGGTGATAACCAAGGCGGTCAACGGAGTAAAGGAACAAGCCACGAATGCTATGTCGGCAAAAATCGACCAGATGACTTCAAAGATTATGGAGGGTTAAAAATGGCGGCAGGAAAAGTTTTGACTGGCTTTTCTCTCCCCTATGTGGCTCTTTATAGTGCCAATGGTGGCACTGTGACCTACTCCTCCGGGCAGAAGCTTGCCCGTGGCGTGAGTGTGGAGCTTGAGCCTACTGTGGGGGACAACAACAATTTTTTCGCTGACAACATTGTAGCCGAAACCGCTGGTGGCATCATGACTGGCGGTCAGGTCACGCTGACTGTGGACGGGCTTCTGGAAACCGCTGAGAAGCTGATTCTGGGACTCCCGGAAGCGGACACCAACGATTGGTATCACTATGGCGATGCCATGAGCATCCCCTATGTGGGCATCGGCTTCATCTGCCGTTACCAGTCTGATGGCGTGGTCACCTACACACCTGTGGTGCTGACCAAGGCTCGTTTCCAGACTCCTTCCCTCTCTGCGGCTACGCAGGAGGAGGACATCGAGTGGCAGACGCAGGAGCTTGTGGCTGACCTTGCCCGTGATGATACGGCTTCCCACGACTGGAAGCTGGTGGGCGAAGCTCAGACCACCGAAGCCCTTGCGGAGGGTATGCTCAAGACGATGTTTAACATCACCCCCTAAGTTTTAGGGATTCAAGGAGGCAAATATGAAAATCTTCGGACATGAGTACGGCTTTGCCCTCACTGTAGGGGCATCTGCACAAATTTCCAAACTCTGCCCGGAAGGGGACTTGTCCAGACTTGGGGAAGTCCTCTCCGGGAGCGTTTTTGCAGAGACAGCGGAAGCAGGAGCCGCAATCGTTGTGGCGATGGCTAACGCTTACGATCAGATCCAAAAGTTTTCCGGGAATGCGGTGGAACATCCTCCGCTGACCACGGAGATGCTTTTCGCACTTCCGCAGAACGAATACATGGCGGTGCTTAACTCTGCCATGACTGCGTTTGGTGCAGATACGGCTGTGACTGTGGAGGTCGAGCCGTCAAAAAAAAAGGAAAACGTGGAATAGAAATCAATCTCTCTTGGTTTCTGTTCTACGGCAGGATGCTGAATATGTCGAAGCAGGAGATACTGGTCACCCGTTACGGGGAAATGACTGATATGATCTCCTGCTTCGCAATCTATAACGGGGCTGACCCAAAGAAGAAAAAGAAAAAGTTCTCCTTTGACGAAGCTCTGGCTCTGAGGTGATTCTATGGCGGTATCCATCGGTCCTAAAATCGGCATAGACGGCGAAAAACAATACCGAGACGAAATAAATAAAATCATCCAGCAAGCCAAGACCCTTGACTCTGAGATGAGGGCGGTCACTTCGTCCTTTGGCAAGAACGCATCCGCTGAGCAAAAAGCGGAAGCCCAGACCAAGGTCTTGACCGCCCAGATTGAGAACCAGCGGAAGCGTGTCGAAGCTCTGAGCGAAATGGTGGAGCGGTCTGCCAAAGCCACGGGCGAAGACAGCACCCAGACCCTCAAGTGGACGGAAGCTCTCAACAACGCCACGGCAGAGCTGAACAAGATGGAGAGCAATCTTTCCGATGTCACCAACGGGGTCGAAGACACGGGCAAGGCGATGGACGAAGGAGCTGGAAAGTCGAGCATCTTCGGAGCCGCCCTTATGGCTAACCTTGCTTCTAAAGCCATCGTTGCCGGGGTCAAGGCTTTGGGAAGTGCCATCAAAGGCGTGGCACAGGCTATCGGCTCTTGTGTGACCGACTCCGCTCAGTTTGCCGACAATGTTCTGACTCTCAGCACCAACACGGGACTCAGCACCGACCAAATCCAAGAGTTCCAGTACATGGCAGAACTCACGGACACCAGTCTGGAGACTGTGACGGGGTCGCTGACCAAGCTCACAAAGAACATGGCAACCGCACAGGGCGGTACAGGAGCCGCAGCTGAAGCCTTTGCCAAGCTGGGCGTTGACGTGACCGACGCCGAAGGGAATCTCCGAAGCAATCAAGACGTTTTCATGGAGGTCATCGACTCTCTGGGGCAGATGGACAACGCCACCGAGAGGGATGCCACTTCTATGGCTCTGTTCGGCAAGTCCGCTCAAGACCTTAACTCCCTCATCTCTATCGGATCGGAAGGGATCGCTGGCTTTGCCGAAGAAGCCCACAACATGGGCTATGTTCTTGACGGGGATGCTCTTTCCTCTCTGGGTGCTGTCGATGATGCCATGCAAAGGCTGAAGAACACCGGGACAACCTTGAAGAACCAAGTGGGTCTTGCCCTTGCCCCGGCTCTTGGAAGCCTTGCCGATGAGCTTATGAGCGTATTCGGCAATCTTGACTTCTCCAACGGGCTGAAGGGGCTAATCGACAGCGTTCTGGCAGCTCTTCCCGGAGCGTTATCTGCCATCATGGAACACGCTTCCGAGCTTATTGCAGTCATTACCCCAATTATCCCGGAGCTTGTCACCGGGCTTATTGAAGCCATCACGACAAACGCTCCCATGCTGATCGCCGGGGCGGTGCAGTTGATCGTGGCACTTGGTAACGGGCTTGTTCAGTCCATCCCGTTGCTTCTGGCTTCCATCCCGGCTGTTGTTATGGCAATCCTCAACGGCTTCGCCACCGGGCTTGCTCCGATGCTGGAAGAGGGCAAACAAGCGATTGCCGATATGTGGGCTGGCATCTCCGAGAGTGCTTCCATGCTGTGGGAGCAGCTGACCGGGTTCGTACAGAACAATATTATCGCTCCCATATCCCAGAAGGTCGCAGAAATCCGGGAAGTGGGTGTCTACTTCGTCAAAGGTCTTTGGGCTGGAATTTCAAGCTCGTTTGAATGGATCAAAAACAAAATCAGCGGATGGGTCGGAAGCGTTCTGGACTACTTGAAGAAGCTCTTTGGGATTTCTTCTCCGTCCAAAGTCACGGCTGGTTATGGTCGGTTCTTGGTCGAAGGTCTTGCCAAGGGCATTGATGACAACATCGCTCTTGCCACCAACGCATGGGACAACGTAGCCAGTGCCGTTGGCATGAGCGTGAACGCTCCGGGAGCAACCGCTGGCAATGCTTCGGTCATAAATATTTATCCTCAGCAGATGGACAACGCAACTGTGGATTATCTCTTTGAGAGATTCAACGCACGGATGGGGGCTTTGGCATGAGAAAATTCTACATCCGGGACGGAAGCGGTACGCAGTACGATCTGAACGGAGAGCAGTTCATCTGGCTTCTGAACCCCACCGGGTTGGGCGTTTCCTACGCCAATAAGTATTCGGACATCAAACAGGGCTTCTTTGCTCCTCTGAATACGGACGAATGGCAGACCCAGTCCATTGTCTGCGACTTCGGCTTCGTTAAGTCTGCCTATGAGGTCTATCGGCAGTTCATGAGCTGGCTTGTTACCGCCGAAGAACTAATCATCGTTTATCAGCCCTATGGCAATGACAAGTTCTATCGCCGGGTAAAGATGGACTACATCGAGAAGACTGAGCTAATCAACGGGCAGTGGTTGCAGACTCCTGCAAGCTTCACTTGTCTCACTCCTTGGTATAAGCCGTCCACGCTTTCCGTGGTGATCCAAGGGGACACAGCCGGGGCGATGACGTACCCGTTCACCTATGATTCTTCTCTTGTCTACGCTTCTTCCTACAACGGGGCGTATGGCGTGCAGCTGTCCCCGGCTGGTCACATCCCGGCTGCGATCCAGATGACATACAACGGAGCGGTCACCGAGCCGACCATCGTTCTCACGGGAGCATCCACCGGGACGGAGTACGGGCGTTGCAAAATCAATGTGAGTGCTTCGGCTTCCCTTGTTTACTCTTCCCTTTACTCCAATTCGTTCGTAACTGTGGACGGGCAGGATGCTTCCAACTACATCTCCCCGGCTTCTGACCCGTTTTTCCATCTTCCTCTGGCAGAGCCGTGCAACCTTCGGATTCTGTCTAACGCAGAGATGACAGGGACGGCTGAAGCTTCGATTTACTACTATTACAGGAGCGTGTAACATGAAGGTTTTCGTGCGTGACTTCAACACCTTTGAAAGCCTTGCCGTGTTGGACGCTTCCGCATGGACGCTCCCGGTGTACTCCGCTTCGGATGTATCCGGGAGCATCACTGTTGCCGGGGAATACTCCTTTGGCGGTGACTGGGCGATCATAGACGGCATGGTGTACTACTTGGAGCAGTCTGCCCCGTCTGGCGGTGCGACAACGCTGACAGTCAAGAAGCCCTTCTATGCGTTTAACCGGGACTTGGTCTACACCGGGACGGGGACGGAAGAACTGGGTGCGTTCATCGCCAACGAGATCGAAACGGAGTTCGTTGACCAAGCGGACGAGGAGTATGCGGCTCCATACATCTCCGTGATAAGCAACACGGATGTAAACGTTGACTTTGGCTTTGGTGAGAACGAGGTCTTTTCCTTCGCTGACATCTTCGCTCTGGCGGTGGAAGAGGGCATAGAGTTCGTCTTCACCCCGGACTATGACTCTCTGGAGATAACCATCAACGAGGTCACTCCGCAGAGCCACAACATCTTTTTCGGTGACGGCAAGAACTTCTTGGACTCTGCCACGCTCACGTCCGAGATCGTTGCTAAATGCACTGTGAGACGCATTACAGTCAAGGACAGTCTTATTACTGTCGTTAGCTCCACGGACTTCTACTGGCATTCTGACGGCTCTGTGAGCGAAACCCCACCCGTGCCACGCATCAAGGGCAGCTGGGCGGTGGTGTCCATCACGGATGCCGACATAGAACTGGTGGACGGGGCAAAGGAAGCAATGGCTGACAACGCTTCTGCCTACAAAATCACGTTTTACTCCGACCTTGACCTTGGCTTGAGAGATGTCTGCACCTTCCGCATCAACGACAAGGTGGTTGTGGGGACGATAACCCTCAAGCGTGTTACTTCTTCAGCCCGGACGTATTACGAATGCGGTGACCTTCCCACCACGATGACCGAAAAATTCTCCAAGGCTACCACGCCGAAGGTGGCATCAAAGTCTGTTACCTATGAGAGCAAGCAAACCAGCTATGTCTCCTCCTCCGGGGGAACGATTGAGGGTTTGGACGTGGACGGTACGCTCACCGCCAACGGGAGCATCGTAATAGACCAAAACTCCTATGGGACTTCCCTTCCTGCGTCTGGAACGGAAGGGCAGATTTTCTTTGTAGTGTCATGAGAATAGCGGTCACTAAAAATCAAAACACCATCTCCCATACGATCGCCTTAAATGACACGCTTCGTTATGTGTCGCAAAACCCAAGAGATGGTTTTCTCACTGTGGCAGAGTGGGCAGGACGTGGGCTTCCGAGGGAAAACATCTGCGGTCAAGGTGTAGGAGAGTTCAACTGCTCTCTGATCCCCGTCCCGGCATACCAGTTCACCGGGGAGATGGTCAAGCTCACGATTGGGGCAACGTTCATGGTGAGCAATCCTACCAATTACCTTTTCCGTTGGGGAGCCGCCATTTTCCGGGATGACTCACGATACATCGGTTGGCAACCATCGACAGGCATCGGATTGCTTGACCAAGGGACGTTTTCTTTGGAGTTCCGAAACTATGCCACCAACTACCAAGAGTTTGAAATCCCGGCACACATTCCGAGCGGAACATCCTGCTACGTCTATTTGTGGCGGTATTCGACAGGCTACGGAAACTTCCACGTTCGGAGCAACGTGACTGTCACGGCACACGTTTCCGGGACGGCTCTGGCTTTCTACAATGCGACTCCCTATGTGTTTTTAAACGGGCAGTGGAATCTTGCCCAGCCGAAAGTTTTTTCGGACGATCAATGGAAAACAGGAGGTTAAACAATGGCTCTTTCTGGCGTAACTTTTGACGGGTGCAGCGTTTCTGCCCGTGACCACGGCGTATTGTTTGCCCGGACGATGCCAGACGGCACTCTGAGGGGCTGTGCGGTCACGTTCAACGGAACTTCTGCCACCATCGCCCCCGGCTATCTCATCGCCTGTGGGCGTGTCATCGAAGTGGAGAGTTCCACCACTGTGGCGGTGACCGGGACGCAGTACACGCAGATTGTTCTTACCATCAGCGTCACCCAGCCCACCTTCACGTTGAGCGGTGTCAACAGCACGTCCACCGACTTCCCGGCTCTGACGCAGGATGACATTAATGACGGCACGTCCACCACCTATCAGCTGGAGCTGGCGGTCATTGACGTGGCAAACAACTCCGTCATGCGTTCCATCGGAGCGTCTGCCTACCCCATCCGCATCGTGAACGCTATCCCCACCAGTTCCGACAAGGACGGCATTTACTTGGTTACCGAGTGAGGTGAGCTAAATGGCAAGCGTTGGTGCTTCTAAAAGCGGTAACAGCATTACGTTGACAGCAAACGCATCCGCTACCAGAAACGGGGGGACTGTTACAGTCCGCATCCCGTGGAGTACGACCGGGACTGGCTACTACGGAGAAGCAGGAGTAAACGGACAAGTCTACAGCAAGAGGGGCGGTCAGTATGCTTGGGCTGACTTTGTAGGAAGCGGAACGAGGACGCTCACATATGAAAACCAGTACGGGGCGATTACCTATAGCATTTCCATCTATGCCAGCGTTCAGCCTTACGGCGATAGCCGTGCAACAAATTACGGGACTGTCTCTGTCTCCATCGGAGCCGCACAGTTCACGCTTACGTTTGATCCCGGACAGGGGACTGTTGACGTTCCGACACAAGTGGTCACCTACGGGGAGACTTACGGAGAACTGCCCACTCCTGTGCGGTCTGGTTATGCGTTCAAGGGATGGTTCACAGCTGCGGAAGGTGGAACGGAGATAAAGTCCACCGACACAGTCAGCATCACCGAAGACACGACAGTGTTTGCCCAATGGGAAGCCATGACCATCGTGCGGATCGTGGAGGGCGGTTCGGTGACTACTTACACCAAAGTCTATGCTGTCCAGAGCGGAAACGTAAAGCACGTTCTGAGCATCTTCGTGGTGCGTGACGGCACAGTAAAACAGGCAACATAAAGGAGGGACAACATGAGCAAGGGCGTTTTAAGACTGCAACAGGGTGACCAGTATGCTATCCCCTTCCCCATCTTTATCGGCGATGTTCCTGCGTCCCCGGATAACGTGATAGGGGTGCGAATCCAAATCAACGATGCTCTGTGCGAGTATCCCGGCACGCTGACCTATGACTCCGAGAGCGGTGTCTGGCAGTATCCTCTGACTGAAGAGCAGACCCGGTCATGGGAAACAAAGAAACTTCCCGCCCAAGTCGGTGTCAAAATCGACAGCGGAGATTTTCGCTACTGCCCTACGTTTGATATCTGGCTTGAGCCGAACATCATCACGGAGGTGTGGGACGAATGACTTACATTCATGCCCCTGTCCGTGTCGTTCTGCAAGACCGCAACGAGGTCAGAGTTGAGATAGACAACTCCGAGCGTATTGTCCCCATCCCTTCCGGGGCGCAAGGTCTTCCTGGTGAGCCGGGCTTTTCTCCTGTCGTATCTGTTGAGCCTATTACCGGGGGCAACCGGGTCACCATCACCGATGCGGATGGAGATACGACATTCGATGTGATGAACGGCGCACAGGGCGAACAGGGCGAACCGGGCGAAGGTGTCCCTACTGGCGGTGTCACCGGGCAAGTGCTGAAGAAACGGACAAACACCGACTATGACACCTATTGGGCGAACGAGAGCGGAGGTGTTACGTCTGTAAACGGGAAGACCGGGGCGGTCATTCTTGATGCAGACGATGTGGGTGCGCTCCCGGACGATACCTTTATCCCCACCAAAACGTCCGACTTGACGAACAACAGCGGATTTGTGGATGCTTCCGGGGCTTCTTCTGCGGCTCCCGTCCAGTCTGTCAACGGGCAGACGGGTAACGTTTCTGCCGTTCCCACTGGTGGTACGGCAGGACAGATACTCATGAAGTCCTCCGCTACCGATTATGCGGATGAATGGGCTGACATCTCCGAAGCGGGGGCAATGAGCAAGTGGACGCTTTTGTGGACGAACGCAAGCCCGACAAGCGCATTTGCGGCGCAGACTGTTGCGTTAGATTTGAGCGGATACGATGCCATTATTCTGGTCAATATGTATTGGACGAACAATTCGCTTTGCCGTTCACATTACATTCCTATTGATGGAAACCCCTACGGTTGCCCGGTACAAAATTATGCCGGGGCTTGGGCTGGAAGGACGTGTACGGCTACTGCCAGCGGTGTGGTTTTCGACGCCGGGGTAGGAACAAGCGGTATTGATAATAGCGGAGGATTACCGTTTGAAATCTACGGCATCAAGGGGGTGCAGTAATGTACGCACTTAATCTTAACGCCGACAACCGCATCCTCTCCGCTTGCGTTGTTTTCCCCAGCACCCCGGCAGACCTTCCGAGGGTGGACACGCTCCCGGATGGGGACGTTTCGGACTATCTCTTTGTTGACGGGGAGTATGTCTATGACCCTCTTCCCAGTCCAGAACCGCCAACGCCAGAACCGACAGCAGATGAAATCCTTGACGCTCTTTTGGGGGTGACCAAATGAACAAGCTTCAATGTGCCGAACAGCTTCGCAAGGCTCTCCAGATGTTTGCCCAGACATTGACGGACGATGAAGCTATGGAGATTGCCACAGTATATCCTGCGTGGGCATCCGGGACTGCTTACGCTGTCGGAACGATGGTGACCTACGGCACGAACGAGGTCGGTGACCCCCAGCTTTACCGCTGTGTGCAAGCCCACACTTCACAGGATGATTGGACTCCAGATGTTACTCCTGCTTTGTGGTCTGCCATCGGTCTTGCCCCGGACGATGTTCCCATCTGGTCACAGCCCACGGGAGCGCATGATGCATATAACATCGGTGACAGGGTACATTACCCCGGATCGGATGACCCCATTTATGAAAGTCTGATAGACGGCAACGTGTATTCCCCGGAGGCTTATCCTGCCGGGTGGAGAAAGGAGTAACCCATGAAACCTTTGAGCAACAGAGCGTATGACATTCTCAAGTATCTGACAATCATCGTCCTCCCGGCTATCGGTGCTTTGTACACGGGACTTAGCCAGATTTGGCAGCTTCCGTACAGTGCCGAAATCCCGGCAACCATCACAGTCATCTGCACGTTCTTGGGTGCTATTCTCTGCATCAGCACCGCCCAGTACAACGGCAAGTGACTACAAAGCCCTCAGAAGCGTTCTGGGGGCTCTTTTCTTTAGGAGGGTATCTTTATGACCATTCCAGAAAAAGCCGTGCAGTTCATGCTTGATACGGCAAGAAATGACGAACACGGCTACGACCAAGGCTCACGCTGGGGAAACCCGGACTATGACTGCTCCAGTCTGGTCATCACCGCTTACAAGAAAGCTGGCGTTCCTCTGACTTGCACCTACACCGGGAACATGAGGTCGGATATGCTTCGGAACGGCTTTGCCATCCCGGTCAATGTTGACCTTCGGACGGGTGCAAACCTTCAGCCGGGGGACGTGCTTCTCAACGAAGCGAACCACACGGCAATGTACATCGGAAACGGGCAAATCGTCCACGCCACCGGGAACGAGTGGGGCGGTGCGACCGGGGGACAGCCGGGTGACCAGACGGGGAAAGAAATCTGCATTGCCCCGTATTTCAATTTTCCTTGGGACTTCTGTCTCAGATACGTCCGTGAAGAGCCTACGCCCACTCCACAGCCCACTCCGTCAGATGGTGGCACTTATATCGTCCAGAAGGGAGACACGCTCTGGGGCATCGCTGAGAGGTTTCTGGGAAATGGCTCCGACTACATCTTAATTATGACCGCCAACCATCTGACGGACAGCATGATTTACCCCGGACAGGAGCTAATCATCCCCGGACTCAGCCACAAGAAGACAATCACAATCACCATTGACGAGGAGACGTTCACGCTTTTGAACATCATGGCAAGCGGTAACAACATGACCATCGGCGAAGTGGTGGACAAGCTTCTGGAGGATGCACGCTGATGATGCCAGATTTTGAGATGATAGTCCACGAACTTGGCGAAGATGACATTACCATCATCCCCGTGGCAGACGTTCACCTTGGTGCGGCTGAACACATGGAAAAAGAATGGGCTGAGTTCTGTGACATGGTTCTCCAGCGTCCCAACGTGTACTTGACCCTTGGCGGTGACCTTGTAAACAACAACATCCGTTCGGCGGTTGGTGACATCTGGCAGGAGCAGTTAAGCCCCTCCAAGCAGAAGAAACTCATGGCAGAAATGCTTGCACCGCTCCGGGATCGCATTCTCTGTTGTGTGAGTGGCAACCATGAATACCGCTCCCGGAAAGACGCTGATGACAACCCTTCCTATGACATCATGGCAAAGCTTGACCTTGAACACCTTTGGCGTGAAAACATCGCCTTTGTCAAAGTCCAGCTTGGCAAGAAGCTCCGGGACAACGGGCAACGCACCGCACACTACGAAAGACCCACTTACAATCTTGTGGTGACACACGGGAGCGGTGGCGGTATCTACACGGGAACGGCTGTCCTCCGTGCAGAGCGGTTCGGCTACGTCATTGACGGCATGGATGCCCTCATCGTAGGACACACCCACAAGCCCTTTGTCACCCAGCCGGGGAAAATCCAGATTGACCCACGGAACAACAATGTAAAGGTCGTTCCATTCAAGGTCATATCCTCATCCGCTTGGATGGAGTGGGGCGGTTACGCTGCGAGGAAGATGCTTCTCCCCTCCACCCACATGAAGCAGGAGCTTATCCTATCCGCACACAACAAAGAGATGGAGGTGAGGGTCAAGTGAGTGATGCCATAATCGTGGCGATCATAACGGGAGCGTGTGCCGTCATTGCCCAGCTCATCATCTCCCGGTCATCCTCCGAGAAACTGTTTGCCAAACTGGACAAGCAGAGCGAAGTCAACGACCAGAAGCTGGATGCCAAACTGGAAAAGTATCAAGCCGTGACGGACACCAAGATTGACGAGCTGACCAGAGAGGTCAGACGGCACAACGAATTTGCCACCCGTGTTCCGCTAATCGAAGCAGAAAACAAGCGTCAGAACGAGCGGATCGCCCAACTTGAACACAAGACCGCATGAAAAACCCCCTTCCCAATTCCGGGAGGGGGGTCTTTTTTTATTTGCCACCAGACGCACCAGAATGCGTTGAGGGAGCGTTTTCTTTTCATAGGGTAAATATACGTCTGAGGAATAAAACACGATTTCTTTAGCGTGCAAGTGTAAACGTGTAATCATTCTCCCCAAATTCGATAAAGTGGTAAAAATGGGGAATAAATCACACTTTTACCCCCTTAAAACGTTCCCTAAATCACGTTTTTCAATTTATGCCCATTTATACAAAAGTCAAGATTACATCAGTCATATTACTTTATGTATAATTTAGGGCAAAATCGAAGCCCTCTTCGGTAGGTGTGATGGACTTCAACAGCGTCTGCCAGAAGAT